TGGGTCTTTTCGACTCAGAAGAGTGGCGCGCCGTCGTTGGCTCAGACGGCTGGTACGAAGTATCGAGCCTGGGGCGTGTTCGTAGCTGGGTCATCAGCAATGGACGCGGTAGCGGTCGTCGTAGAGCAGTGCCCAGATTGCTGAGACAGGGAGCTACTGGCCAAAAGAAGAATTATAGGAATGTTCTGGTGTTGCGACACGGGAAACCACGGTCTGTAGCCATACATATTCTTGTACTGGAGGCATTCGTCGGACCTCATCCAGACGGTACGGAGGCATGTCACGCCAACGACATCGGATCTGACAACCGGCTGGAAAATCTCCGATGGGACACACCAGTCGCCAATTGGTCCGATCGAAAGATCAACGGTAACGGTGTCGATGGCGAGCAAAACCCAGCAGCGAAGATCAATAAGCAGATTGCCGATCGTGTAAGGGCACATCGTGCAAATGGACTGACGCAAAAGGAGGCCGGAGACCGCGAAGGAATCTCACAGACTCAGGTTTGGCGAATCACGACCGGAAAGGTGTGGGTCTAGATGCCTGCTTCACCTACACCTGACTTGATGGACTCGCTTTCTCTTTTCTCTCACGGCGAGTTCCTCTGCTTCGACAATCCCGATCCAGAACTCATCCTGTTTTCACATGGTGAGTTCCCACGACCCGGCGTCGTCGCCGGTGGTGGGGTCGGGTCGGACGCAGACGCAGTGGTCGGAACCGGACGCCGTCGTAGGCCAGTCTGCGAGCCTAAGACCAGGGTGGACGACGAGGGCGCTATCGCGCTCGCGCTGCTCGTCGCGGATGACGACGACTGGTGGTAACGATCACCACGCCCACAACCTAAACGCAGTACCAGCCGCACCGGAGAGATAGATCCGGCGCGCTCGCTTGAAGTCGAGTTGGAGCGTCTCAGCCACCTTGACTGTGCCGTGCGCGGTGCCACCACCTGGATCGGCTGAGAAGCGGAAGCTGATAACAGCGCCGCCATCATTCACGATCAAGACGGAGTGCGATAGGAACGGCGTCTGATCATCGACGTCGACGAACGCATGCTGGTTCGTGGGATAGCCGCCAGCAACGAGAGCGCTTTCCACGAAGAAGTTGTAGCTGCGAACGCTGCTGTTCTGTGTACCGGCCATGGCTTAGATCCCTCCCCCTACGTATGTGCTATCGGCGATGCCGCGGTGCCTATACTTCTTGCCCTCTGATTCGAAGTCGTCCCGACCGATGAACTTAACGCGTGTCGCGTTGGACTGACCACCACCGCTCGCCGACTGGACAACCTCGTTGAAGGTCAACGTTACCGTAGCTACGCGGATTTGACCGTTCGGGTACCACGCCTCGATAGTGACCGGCGCGGACCGAAGGATGACCTGGAGGAGGTCATGTGTTCCAGCTAGCTTTGTGTTCGGGAACACAAGCGTCAGGATCGGCGGTGGCTTCGTCGCTCCGCCCTGCCCGCCCATCGGGTACGCTGGCAGCATCCACGAACGCAGCCTGGCGAGCGCAGCACTCACGTTGACGGTGTGGGGCGAAGACGGCAGAAGGTGGATGCTGGCATTGGCAAGCGCGGCTGTCGCGCCTGATAGAGTGCTGGAACCCCGCTCAGTGTTGAGTTCCGAGACGAAGATCGCCTCGAACGACAGCGTGCGACCGCCGCCTCCCGTCCACTGGTAGAGTGGGTGGGAGCCGCCAGGAATAACATGCTCTGCGTAATTGACAGCGTACTCGTCGCTGAGCGAGCCGGGCCAGTACTGAAAGAAGAGCGCTGAATCCTGACTCGCCGCCTCTTGGCCGCCCCCTGCGGCAATCGAGTACGTGGCCGATGGAAACAGGTAAACCTTCTGAGGAGCATCTAGTGCTGTGAGGTCGGCGGTAGGCATGATCGCTCCAGTTACCCATGATTATGTCATGAGAACCCACGGCTTGCGAAGAGATCGTCGTGCGGCGACTCAGTCGCCCTGGTAAGATATCGGAACTTCTGCCCAGGACGAAACAATGGCTAGTGACGGACAGAACATTCCTGAGGAAATCCCAGCGGACACCCCGTCCGGTCAGCCTGGTCCAACCGGGAAGACCAAGGACGAGTGGTGGGCCTACACCCTGCGTAAGCTGGGCGGCGGGATCATCGACATCGAACTGACGAACGACCACAAGAAGGACTGCCTGGACGACACCGATCGGTGGTTCGCCGAGCGCGTCGGGTTCATCCAGTATTCCCAGCTTCCACTGGTCCCAGGTCAGTCGAACTACTACCTGTCGAGCGACATCATCGAGGTCTATGACCTCTGGCTCCCAAGCTTCCAACTCCCTACGCTGGACGTAGATAGCTTCTCGTTCACCTACTTCACCAGTCTGTTCGGCTCGTGGACCTCGCCACAGCAGGCGCCCATGCCCTACAGCGATCTGGTGCAGCGCCTCCAGTACTTGGAGACGATCGGGCGCATCTTCTCGACCGATCGCGACTACGACTGGCAGCCAGAGCTTCGTCGCCTGGTGATCATGCCTCCCCCGCGCGCTGGCGGGCTCGGAACACTGGTCGCGAACGCGATCATCAAGGCTGGATCAGCGACGATCGTGACCGAGCAACTCGACCCCCGCCCTGGTGACTTCTACCGGCGCAAGCTGCTCATTGAAGCCATGCGCACACTCGGCCAGATTCGTGATACATATGACGCCTACCCGACCGTGGGCGGTGAGCGCTCAATGAACGGTGGAGCGTTGATCCAGCGAGCCGATCAACTGGAGACGAAGCTGGAGCAGGACGTCATCAACCACGAGCGGTCGTCTCCGATGATCGTTGGGTAGTTTTCAGGAAAAGCCATTCCAGGAGGGTGAGCAATGGCACTAGGCGCACGTCCAATTCAGGATCGCATCTTCGTCGAGGTCGAGCAGCCCGACAGCAACATCACGACCGGTGGGATCGTGATCATCGAGAACAACCCGAAGCAGAAGCGCACGGGCCGTGTTCTCGCCTCTGGGCCTGGGCACATCAACGAGAAGGGCAAGTTCATTCCGAACACCCTCCAGGTGGGTGATCGCGTCGTCTTCGGCAGCTACGCCGGGGTCGACGTCACCGTGAATGGCAAGGAAATCCGCATCATGCGCGAAGGCGACGTAGCTGGCGTCGTTCCCGATGACGTTGAGGTGGAGGGCGAGGTCATGGCGAGGCGCCGAGACTCACGTCACTCCTACTACCAGTAGGCTGACGCGTGGCCCTTAGCTCCATTCCAAACAAGTTCGGACTCGATCCGTTCTTGATGTGCGACACCGCCAAGGCCGACCGCTACTACGGTCGCGCGGATGTTCCGTCAGAGGATGACAAGAAGGCTACCGCCGAGATCTTGGAAGGGAAGAAGTTCCCGGACCTCGACAAGACCCTTCCGTGGATGCTTCTAGTCCGTGGCATGTATTCCATGCTCTACGAGAAGGAAGAGGTAAGGCTCAGCAAGATCCTTGGCCACAGAGGCGACCAGCTTCCGCAACCTATCCGGCTGACGACAAAGGATTGGGCCAGGGCGTTCAACATCATCACGTTCACCTATGTGCTGGAATTTGGCCTCTTCAAGAAGCCTACTCCCGTCAAGGAAGTGAAGATGGCAAATGGGAGGAAGATCGCGCTTGCAATCCTCGTTCAAGACCCTGGTAAGGGTCTAGCGAAGAGCGAGTCTTATGTTCGAGGCGACGAGCGGCTCAGAACGCTGAAGATCCTCGGACGAATGGAAAAGCACCGATTGGAGCTTGCCGAGTTGGACGCCGTGAAGAAACACCTCGCGTCACTTCGAGATCCTGAAGTCCAGAGCTAAACTGAGGGCATGCCCGAGGAAACAAACTACAAGCCCTACGACCCAAATCGTGGCAACGGAGACGTCCCCGACTCCTCCGGAATCACCGAGGGGGAGAACCTCGGTACGGGCGCTGTCTCGGACGTTCCTACCGGCCAACCATCGCCCCAACAGCCTGCGGACAGTTTCCGCGACACATTCTTCGCGCCTCGTGACAAGGGCTACCTCGACATGCTCTCGCGGAGGATGACCAAGCTCCGCGGCTCGTATGCCTGGTACTACGTTCTGACGTCGCAGACCGAGAAGACCGACGACGTTCTTCCGGTCTCCAAGAACAAGCTCGCGGGGCCTCACGACAACATCCGCCACGCCGGTGGTAGAACGTCGCCCAATCTCAAGAACGAGGAGGGCATCTCGGCCATGTATGGCGAGCCGGTCACTGTTGGATTCAAGCTCAACTCGGTCGAGCGTGAGTTCACGCCCTCCTGGGAGTTTGCCGAGCCGATCTTGGTTCGTGGTGTTCTCTTCGATCCAGAGCGGGCTGAGATCCCGGACCAGCGCGGTGCGATTTACACCAACCGGATCCGCATCGCCTTGGCGCGGGTTCTCTGCGAGAACCAGTGGAAGATCCGCCCTCGCATCGGAGACATGGTGCGAATCGCTAGTATGACGAACCCTGGTCGAACGCAGGACGACTACTACGACGTGGAAGAGGTCGTGATCAACGACACACGTTTTGGGTCCACTGGGCACTTCACAGCCTTTACTCTCCAACTTTCACGCTCGTCGCGGCACGCGCCGGATCGTAAGCTGCCAGAGAAGGATCTGCGAGACGCGCCAGATCCACCAGTATGAGGTCACCATGAACCTGGACGAGATCAAGATCAAGCGGCTCACCGAGGGCAAGAAGGCAGCGGCCAAGAAGGGTGGCGGTAAGAAGGTCCGCACCTCCGCCGATGGCACTCAGACATACGCCAAAGAGGACGCCGGATCACCGACGCCTTCCGCACCTGAGAACGTCGTCGTTGAGGGCGCAAAGGAACACAAGACGCCGAAGTTCGTCCAGCACTGTGTCGCCGCGATCACTGCGGATCCAGCACGCCTCGCTGACGTCGAGAAACGAAAGGACGGATCGCCGTTCGCCATCTGTAATGCGCGGCTGAACAGCAACCCAGCCCTGGCTGCCAAGCACTCGCAGGGCAAGCACCACACTGTGAAGGACTACGAGAAGGCGCTGGTGAAGCTGCGCGAGACTACTGACAAGCACGCGGCAACGAACGTCCGTCCTGCTTCGGTAGCGTTCGACCCGGACGCCGACGCCGGCAACACGACCACTCCCACAAAGGCTGTCCGCTTCAACCCACGAGCGTGATATGAACCAGGACGCGATCAGTTGGGCGATGCAGCAGGGGGCCCCAATCAGTTGCGCGACTTGCAGGTTCTTCCACGAAGGGAAGATGCACTGCAACAAGTCGGACTGCGGCGGCCCAGCCAGCGGAAGGGACTTCCCCTGTTACGAAGGGCCGATCCCACGCGAGAAGTTCGTCGAGCGCTGCCTGATCTGCGGAACCGGCGAGACCGCCTTCCACATCGTCCTCGGCGAGGGCAAGACGAAGTTTGCCCTCTGCATGAAGCATAGGAAGATCTTCAACCACGTCGGCACGACCGAGGGATCTGTTCAACTCCCGGTGCGGCTGATCGCTGTCACATGAAGATCAGGTTCGAAGGAGAGTTTCCGTCGGACCTGAAGGCGCTGGAGGCAAACCTCCAGAAGCGGATCGACAACGCTGGCCGCCACATGGGCCGAGCCGTAGCCGGCCACATCACGGAAGCAGTCAAGACTCGCCTTCGTGGAAGCGGATGGGTTGAGATCTACCGGAACGCCATCTTCTACCGGGAGACGCCGGACGGAAAAGAGTGGGCCGTTGCCGGCCTCTCGCAGCAAGACCAACTTTTCAAGTTTCCCGCCAAGACCAGTCTCGCTGCATTCACGGCAACTGGTGACGGGCAATGGCCAGCGGAATACAACCCGTGGCCCATCGACATGATTCCTGCGGCAAACTATCGCGGAACTACGGTCGTCGTCCGGAGCGAGTCTGAGGGGTCAGTCGAGACCTACCGCCAGGCTCGTTTGAGGAACCTTCCGACACTGCTGGCCAAACTCGCTGAGCAGAACATCTCTGTCGTTCCCGGCGGAATGCCCACGGTAGCGAATGGTGTATTCGCAGATATCGCCTACCTGGCCCGGCGACTAGAGCTTGGCTACCCAGGGTTCCCGCGTATTCCACACTGGGGCCCCGCTGCTGGCGAGGCACGCTCCTCTGGTGACCGATGGCTCAGTGATCCGGTTCTACTTTCCCTCGTGGAAGACGCCATCAAGGGCGTGGAACCCAACGAAGTACCTCAAATGTCTAAGTCGGAAGCCGCCGCTCTTGCTAAGCTACGTGAGGCAACTTGGTCGTAGTTTCTTGAGTGCACTGAAGTTGCCGCTTAGAATACGTGGACGATGGCGGATCAGTTTACCCAGTTCGGCATGCGTACCGGTCACGTCGATCTCATCGACTTCGACCTCGCCATCGTTCGTCAGATCGGCGCGGTCTTCGACCAAGAGCAGAACGAGTGGTATCTGCCGATCAACTTCCACATCACCGATCCGGCAAAGGGTCCGCTCGCCCTGACCAGGGCGCTCGTTGTCTACAAGCGGCCCGAGCCGACGCAGGTTCAGCACGAAGTGCCGCAGATCGCGATCATCCGCGACGACGTGGATCCCGATACTTCGAGGCTCCAGTCTCAAACTGTCCAGTACAGAGTTCCGGCGCCTGGTTCTACTCCGGTCTCGATCAATGGAATGATCGGCTACGACTGCTACGAGACGAAGGACAAGGAGCAGCCCTACATCCTCACCTACTCCATCGAAGTCTGGTGTCGCTACAAGGTGCCAGCGATGGTCATGCTTCAGATGATGATGAAGCGGTTCCCGATGCGCGGGACCCTCGTAGTTTCGGCTACAGAGGAAGCTGGAAGAAACGTCGAGTGTGATCGGACCTACCTGTTCTTCCAGGATGCGATTGCCGACATCACAGAACTAAATTCAATGGTTGAGCGAATCCCGGGATACTCGCTTACAATCCGAGTCGAGGCAGAGTTGACTCTGGACAGAGAACCGTTTACCGTCAATGCCTTCACGGGTAACACGGATGAAAATCCGATTCCAGGTATTCCAGGGAATCCCGATTATCCTGGAGGTAACCCGGACCTTCCACCCGGCGGGCTTTACGGTGACGGGCGTCCTGCTGTTCGTGTGACACCTCTGGAGGACTGAAGCAATGGCAAAGCAAGTCGGATATGAGGTCACCGCTCAGCGACCCGTCTGCGTCGACTTCCGCGACGGACGTGTGGTGAGCTATCGGCCAGGATCACGTTTCGAGGCCGAGGTCTCGAACGTTTCAGTCCAGCGTCTCCTTCGCAACAAGGACGTTCGCGTGCTCAGCGCGATGGAATCGGTCCCAGTGACCGCAGTCAAGCTCGGCGCACCGCCGCGTGAGCAGGCAGTCGTAAAGGTGCGCAACGAGGTGGAGAGGGCCCGACAGGACGCCATCGCGCGCCTCGCTGCCTCCCAGAATGCACCGCCCGTTATCGAAGTGGCGAAGCCGGCGCCCGCCCCGATGAAGAAGAAGCCCAAGAAGCCAGAGTCCCTGACAGACGTGTCGGGACCCGCAGCGGACCTGTAGGACCGAGGGGGTAGAACGTGGCAGAGGTTGAGTATCTCTCTCCAGGCGTATTCGGCATCGAGGTCTCCCCCACGCGGGCGCAGGAGGGCATTTCTCCTGCGAAGATGGGCATCGTTGGCTGGACCGAGCGCGGTCCAGAAAACACGCCCATCGAGGTGCGCTCCGTAGAGGAGTTCTCCTCATACTTCGGACCGATCAACGAGCGCGGCCTCGTCGCGATCTCCATGCGTGCCTTCTTCGGCACCGGTGGTCAGCGCGCGTGGGTCGTCCGTGTCGTTCCGTCGGACGCCACTGAGGCATCCGTCCAGATCGACCCACTCCCGGGTCCTGCGAAGTGGACATTCACAGCGAACGGCGCTGGTGAGTGGGGCAACGACCTGATCGTTCAGGTCGAGGGCAACCGGAACTTCCTGGACCGCACGGCGGGCGCCGAGGAGTGGACGAAGTTCGACCTGAAGATCCTCCAGCCAACCGCCTTCGATCCAGACATCCTCGCGGCTGCTGAGACCTACGAGGCGATCCAGTTCGACGATCCCCTTGCATCGGACTACGTCCTCGCGGCCATGACCGACCCGCGCGACCCATCACTGCTCGTGACGGTCGAGCAGGGCGTTGGTGGCTCGCCAGACGGGCTTGATCGCGTTTCCGTGACCGATCTCTTGATCGGTGTCGGTGCCGGCGTTCAGACGCAGTATGTCGGGACATTCGCTGGCGTGCCTGTCCTCGACAACACGCTGCGGATCATCGCGTCGGACACTGCGGTCAACGACCAGGACCAGTCCACTGGTGCGGCCAACGGTCCGACCACGCTCTTCACGAATCCTGGCGTCAGTGCGACACACAACCTCGCCACGACGCCGATCACGACCGCGCTTCCGATGATCCCCGGTTCGGTGACGCTGCTCATCGACATCGGTGCTGGTCCGATCGCGAACACGGACAACGGGCTCGGTGCCTTCCCGATCTCTGCTCAGCTTCCGGCTGGCGGAACGGTGAACTACAACACCGGCGCGCTCACCGGCACGACGGCGGCGCTGCTGTCCAACTCGTCGATCACTCAGACTCACACCCAGTCGGATGTGACGCCTGCGATCGACAGCACGGCCACGAGCTTCCAGTTCACGCTTCCGACCGCACCGGTCCTGGACGGTAGCGTCCGGGTCTACGCGGCCCGTGCGACCGCTGTCTCGAACGAAGTGGTCACCGTGGCACCTGTGCCAAACAGCGTCGCAACGGTCTTTACCGTGGCGACCGGTGCACTCTCGGACAAGGTCCACCGTGAGACCACGCTGTTCCGTCTGAAGTATGCAGGCGCCGCAGCGTTCGTTGGCGAAGTGATCGTCCCCGGCGGCTCGAACCCAGGCGGCATCTTCGCCTTCCCTGGCGTCTCTACACCGCTCGCGAACCTGCCGGCTCACCCTGGCACGGTCATGATCACCGCGACAGTGACCCCGGCGACGCCGGTCACCGTGACGGATGCAGGCAACGGCACGTTCGCCGTGTCCGCACTCTTCCCGGCTGGCGCGACGATCAACTACGACACTGGTGTGATCACCGGTGCTACGGCGGCACTGGACGCAGCCATCGCGATCACGGCTGACTACCGTCAGTCGTCGGTCATCACGAAGACGTCGACGGGTGACAACCTTCAGGTTGCTGCACCGCTGGCGGGTGCCGTCACGGTGGGCACGATCAGCCTGGTCGACAACGTCACCACGCCGACGGACAGTGGTCCGTTGTCGTTCACGACGACGCTGCCGCCGCAGACCGGCACGCTCTTCTACCTGGACTTCGTCCGGCTGATGGTCGTGAACTCCGACGTAGCTGGTGTTCTGACCGGCAACATCGCCGCAGGCACGAACACGGCGAACTTCACCACGGGCGCCGTGGATGTCACGTTCGCGGCGGCTGCTCGTCGTGGTATCACGATCGACGCCGACTTCCAGACGGGTCAGGTGGTCACAGACGACGGCCTGGGTAACCTGGTCGGCGACGTGGACGCTGCGGGCAACAACACGATCGACTACGCGTCGGGTGAGTTCGACGTCACGTTCGACAACCCACCAATCACTGGCACGTCGGTTCTGGCCAACTACACGCGCATGCCTCGTGTCGTCCAGTTCCCACTGACCGGCGGCTCGAACGGTACTGCGGTTGTTCGTGCTGTGATCTCGGATCCTGCACTGGAGGACGCTCGCGAGGGTATCTACGCCTTCGACGACGTCGAGGACCCGCTCAACCTCGTCGTCCCGGACTTCGAGGGATCGCTCTTCGTGCAGGCCGACATCGTGGACTACTGTGAGGCGCGCAACACGCGCTTCGCGGTCCTGGGCTTCGCGAACGGCACCACGAAGGATGAGGCGATCAAGTACGTCCTGGTCGATCAGGCGTTCGACACGAAGGTCGCGGCGATCTACTGGCCGAACATCTACTTCGTGAACGAAGTGTCGCAGCGGCCAGAACTGATTCCGGTCACACCGTTCGTGGCTGGTGTCTACGCCAAGACGGCGTTCAACAAGAACGTCGGCAAGTCGCCTGGTGGTATCGAGGACGGCGCGCTCGACGCGAACGGTACGGTCGGTCCTGAGTTCGGCAAGCTCATCAACGACATCCGTGTCCGCGATGACCTCTACCAGAGCCGGATCAACCCGCTGTTCAACTCGGACGCGACGGGCTTCGTCGTCTGGGGTGTTCGGTCGCTGTCGACCGAATTCCGCTGGAGGTACGTCAACGCGCGTCTGCTCCACAACTACCTCATGGACGCGATCAACCGGCAGCTTCTCTGGGCAGTGTTCCAGAACAATGGCCCGCAGCTTTGGGTGAAGATCGACACGGCCCTCAAGGGCTTCATGGGGTCGCTCTTCCGCCAGGGCTACTTCGCCGGTGTGACCGAGTCGCAGGGCTACTTCGTGACCTGCAACGCCTCGAACAACAACCAGAGCACGGTCAATGAGGGCAAGGTCATCATCGACGTCGGCTTCTCGCCGTTCAAGCCCGCAGAGTTCGTTATCTTTCGCTTGTCGCAGCCTGCTTCTACCATCACGGTTTAGACCGCGAATCGTTAGGTAAAAGTCCTGGGTTGACATGGACACCATGGGCGGCTACGGTAATCAAACCGGAGCCGCCCATGAAGCTTTCTAAGGACAAATTCGAGGAGATGCTTGAGCGCTATCAGCGCGAAGAGGTCTCTGCCTCAGCGCTCGCAGCAGAGTATGAAGTGACCGGACAGTCACTTTTGAAATCGCTGCGGCGGCGGGGTATCAAGGTCCGCGGTGAGAAGACCGCAGCGCCGGTAGGACCGTCCGAACGTCAGCGCATGACGGAACTCTATGAAAGCGGTGGGTCGACGCGAGAGATTGCTCAGCAGCTAGGTAGAGCGTGTCAGACCGTCTGCAATACACTCCGTGACGCCGGTGTATCCGTTCGTGCTCGAAGTGTTACTCGCCTAGGACGAGTGTCCGACGATGACCGTAATCAGATCGAAGCGCTCTACAAAGCCGGCCAGTCGCTTGACGAGGTGGCCGCTTCGCTCAGCGTCACCAAGCAGATCGTCATCGCAGAACTGAAGCGCCGCGGGATCGCGAGACGACACGTTGGTCGCAAGACACGCTTCGCCGATGAGCCAGAGACCAGGGCTCAGATCCTCAAGGGCTATGAAAATGGTGCGACCATTCCTCTACTGGCCGATGTCTACCGTTGCTCTCGTGACGCGATCAAGCAGGTGCTCATCGACGCCAATGTGACCCTGCGTAAGGATGGCCCCGGAAAGCGGGTTTTTCAGTTCATCGATCGCAAGGGTCGCGAGTTCTGGATGCGTTCTTCGTGGGAGATCAAGACGGCGATCTTCCTAGATCAGAAGGAACGCGACTGGGATTACGAAAAGGAGAGCTACGAGATTGGACTGCGGCGCCGCTATACGCCCGATTTCTGGGTCTACGACGCAGATGGCAAGCTGGCGCAGTTGCTCGACGTCAAGGGCTGGCTCTACCCAGAGAGCGATGAACGAATCGAGCGATTCCGTGCCGTCTATCCTGGTTTTCCATTCGAACTCTGGGGGCAGGAAGAACTCACGACACAGGGCATTCTGGCCATCGCGCTTCCTACCGCGCCGGTAGGCAAGAAGCGAACAGGTCTCCGGTCCAGATTCTCCAAGGAGGAGGTTCGCGAGGCAACCCGGCTCTATGAGTCGGGTATGTCCGTCGGACAAGTCGCCGAGGCTATGAACCGGTCTGAGTCCGCTGTAGCGCGACAGCTTCAGCTTCTCGGCAAGACTCGCGGTAGGGCTGAAACCAAGAAGATGCTCAGTGCAGACCAGAGCACTAGGGATCTGATCGCCGAAACTTACCTGAGCGGCCTCTCCATCAGCAAAACTGCTGGTAAGCTTGGTGTTTCCCGCGATATAGTGGCCCAAGAAATCTCTTCCCGTGGTCTAAGTCGAAATCTGTCCTGCGCACAACTACTCAATACCCGTGCGGTTAGCTAGAATGACCTTCTACGGAGCGTCTACGGATGACATTGTTCGAGGCAGTGTTCGGCGAGGCGATTGACCGCGATGCTCAGCAGAAGCGGCTCAATAAGGTCGCTCTCCCTCTGAAGAAGAGGGAGAAGGCGGTCGGCGACGAACTGTTCAAGCTTCGAAGCGATCCATACCACGACGTAGCGCGTGCTGGTCGTGGTGATATCAAGCTCGGCGGCATCCAGGACTCGCTGGAACGCGTCAAGAAGCTCAAGACCCTCGTGACCGCCAGGACCAAGAAGGACGAGAACCCGGAAGACGAAAAGCTCCAGCGCAAGGTGGACAATGCTGACGACGCGCGTCAGTCCTGGCGCGGGCGTGCTTGGCCACGCAAGACGTCGCTCTGGTAGCAGGGAATAGGAGAGGCACATGGCACGCAGCATCGAAACCGACCCGTATCACAACTTCCGGTTCCACCTGGTCGATCCGGCTGGTGGCAACCTGGACGCGGTGGCTGGCTTCATGTCAGTCACCATGCCCAACGTCGCCATCGAGGAGGCGCCCTATCGTGAGGGCGTCTTCAAGTGGACCCAGAAGTACCCCGGCGTCCCTACCGTGGGCGATGTCACGCTGAACAAGGGTGTGTTCAAGCGTGGATCGGACTTCCACAACTGGGTCCTCAAGGTCATCAACGGTGGCCAGGAGTACCGCACGGAACTGATCCTTCAGCAGTACCACATCACGGACGAGTTCGGCATCCAGGGTACGCCGAGCCGCATCACTCGTCTGCGCGAGTGCTGGGGTAAGGACGCCAAGCCGACCGGCGACGTGGACGCGACGGCCTCGGCAGTCATGATGCAGTCGCTCACGATCAGCGTGGAAGAGTTCGAACTGGAACTCATCGCGGAGTAACCGCCGAGGAACCTGAGAACATGATCCTCGGTCGTGCAGCGCTTCTCATCGAAGGTCTACCTGCACAACACGTAGACCCACGAGGGCTTACAGCGAGTCGTCCAAGGATCTCCTTGGACGACTCGGACGTAAAGGATCCTCCGTCAACCGTCAGAAAGCCGCGGGTCTCTCAAAGCAGAGATCCATCTCAAAGCAGAGATCCATCTCAAAGCAGAGATCCGGCCCAGGGACGTGGACGCAGAGAGATCAGCGCGGCGTCGATCCCGGCGGATCCGAAGGCTGCGACCAAGGAAGTAGCCAACCCGTACGCTCTGCGTGCGAAGGCGCAGAGGTCGGCTCACGCTGTTCGTATTCCTGTCGACCCACACGACGAATTCAACAAGCTGCCACGAGACAAGGCGCTGGCCCATCTACACGGGCTCTGGGCCGATCGACACAAGGATTCGGGCGAGACTCAGAGGGAACTGGACTTCAACAAGCCAGATCCAACCTTCTTTGATTCTCCGTCGGAGACCGGTCGCACCGTGTCGACGCAGCAGCGACGTCGTCTTCCGGCGAGCATGCCAGGTCTCACTCATTCTGATCCTATTGTTCGAGCACACGCCCACAAGATGCAGGCGCATGCCGGGGCAAACCTCCTGGGAAACACCTACGACCGGAAGCCTGGCGAAGCTCCACAGCGCGCCCAGGTTCACGTCCTGCGCCACAAGGAGTCGGGCAAGCTCTCGACCATGAGTCAGTTCTATGGGAAGGCTCGTCCCGAAACACCGGAAGGGCACGAGATCGTCTATACGGCGCTCTCAGAGGGACTCAAGCGCAGCCCGCTCCTCGCGGAGGGTGTCTCCGTCACGTCCCTTGAGCCCAGTCGGCAGCCGCCGCTCATCAGCGATGACAAGGTGCGCGAGAAGCTGAAGACGGCTACCGGAGACGCCGCCGCGCGTCTGTCGAACTCGTTGAAGTGGCGTGCCGCACTGCGTGATACTGCCAAGGAGCCGACCGACACTTCGGAGGCACCAACCGCCCAGCTTCGGACCGTTGATCCGAACGCCAAGACGAACATCATGCGCCCGCCTGGTCACAGGACTGAGGTCTTGCGCCCGCCTGGTCACAAGACCCAGGTAGCGCTGAACACCGTCCAGCAGAGGGCGCCTACCGCCGTCCTACCTGTTCCGAAGATGAAGACGCTTGATGCGCCGCGTGAAGCCGCCAAGACGCAGAACCTTCGTGCCCAGCGGATTGTCTCTTCGGTCTTCTACCGTGAGCCGCTGCTTCAAGAGTTCGTGACGAACTCCTTCCTCTCGAAGTTTCCCGCAGGAACTCGTATCTCGGGCGCTCCGGGTGTTCAGGGCGTCACCGATACTTCGAACATTGGCCTTGTCTCGGCGCAGGGCGGAGTTGTGCCCGACAAGAAGAAGCGTGATCTGAAGATCCCTAAGCCGGAAGAACTTCCGAAGGGGCGCGATCCGATCACGAAGCAGCTTGAGCGGCAACCATCGAACGCTGGTATGGCCTCCCCGCTACTTGGTCGTCTGTCGCGCACCGAGCAGGCAATGGCTGAGCACTGCGGCACCGAAGACGTTTGGGCAATCACTTCGAGCCGAAATGGCTACGGCATCGTCGATCCTAAAGACGACCATGTCGGCCTTTACCGCCAGTTCCGTGAATCATGCCCTGACACTGGACACATTGGTCACGCGGCGTTCTGCTCACGCTGCGACAACTCCTACCCCACCCGGACAGGTGGCGTAGACTGGCTAACACGGACCGATTGGAAGAAGCTCAGTCCGACATCCACACCAGAAGATCCATACAAGATCCGAGGAAACTCAACGGGTGAATAGAAGTTTCCTATCGTTTAGACTGGAACTTCTAGAGACTTCCACTTGCCCCGAAGTTTCTTCGACGTAAAATCAAGAAACTGCTCGCACTAACAGTTTCGGAGAAGACCAATGGCCGACAACGACGCAACCGCCGCGCTCTTCCGTGAGATCCTCGGCATGACAAGCGGAGGGACTCTCGGCGGTCGTCAGCCGATGTCCATCCCCGACGAGATCATGGACTCTGTGACGGGTGACGCCGCGCAGGAGACTCTGGCGCGCAACAGGCTCCTCACGGAGATGCGCCGTCAGGAGGACACCCGCCGTGGTGCGGAGTTCGTCAACCTCGACATGCTGACCGAGATGGACAGCGGCGACGTAGACAACTTCCTCTCGCACGCCCGCAAGAAGATCATCAAGCGCTCGAAGCCGACTCGAACGGCTTGCTGCGCCAAGATCGGCGGCGTCCTCGATCAGATCCTCGGCACAGCCGGTGGCGAGCACGCAGAGCTTCAGGGCGTTCGTGATCGTGGTGCGGATGATCCGACGGGTGATGTGGATCAGGTTGCTGAGGCCGACCTTGATGAGGGTCTTAGGGCGTCGACACGCAAGTTTCAGGCTCTCGACAGGGCAGTGAGGCAGAACCCCGGCGACGCTGAGGCAGCAGCGGCAAGGAAAGAAGCAGAGCGAGCGAAGCACGCAGATGAATACAGCGGTGAGCGGCGCGCCTGGGAAAAGGCACCAAATCAGGATGTCAAGGACAAGATCCAGCAGGGCCGCTACTCCCTTCGAGGCACGCCCAGCACGGCTGGTCGCAAGCAGATGTCGTCGGCAGACGCAGACACAGACCTCCTCAACTTCATCGCCGAGGAGTTCTTCCACTTCGAGCACGACGAGTCCTGCCAGTTCGCCGATCCGCGTTTCGACCTGAACCCAGACCCGCTCGCCGAGCACAAGTACATCTCGGGCGCGACCAAGTCACCTGGCCTCCTGCGCGACTACTACCACCTCAAGGAGGGCGAGTCGATCTCTGCTGAGAAGGCCAAGGCCGACTATGCTCGGCTCCAGGAGCGTGAGGACGCCCTCGCGGGTAACCAGTTGAAGCTGTTCGAGCGGCTTGGGCACTACCTTGCCCTGCTCGGATCGGCCCCCACACAGCAGGAAGAGGTCACGACGAACATGGAAGCATCCAAGACCGCCAAGGCACTCTCCGGCTTCATGGAGTCGTCGCTCAATCCCTACGCTGCGGCGAAGTCCGGCGGTGGTAAGGGCGCTCCTGACGCCGACAAGATGAAGGACCGTCTCTACACGGACGGCCTCAAGACGCGTGACGACAACCAGGAATACAAGACGGAACTGAAGCCGGCCAAGAGCGGCAACAAGACCGTCGCTGGTGCGCCTGGAAAGGTCAGCACGCGCGACAAGGATGCTGGCGATCCGATCGGCGAGGGCGAAGACGCGATCGAGGAGGGTTCGACGGGCTACGCTCGCCAGATTCGCATCCTCAAGAGCGGCAAGCTCGACCCCGACGCAGAGATGGCCCACGCCCGTAAGGCTGGCACCAAGCAGATCCAGCAGAACGACCGGAGCAACGACACTCCTGCCGGGAAGCAGGTGCGCGGCTACATCCACCAGAGCAGCCGTGGCCTCAAGACCAAGGGACAGGATTCCGACTTCCCCGGAAAGAACGAGGGCGAGTGGGCCAAGGTCCGCGGTGAGATGACCAAGAGCCGCCTTCTCGGCCAGGACAGCCATGACGCTCCGGACGGCCAGGTGCGCCGCGTCTCCAACACGGCCTCGGCGCTCGCCAACTTCATGGAGGCGTCCGGCCAGTATGCAGCCGCCAGGGAGAAGCTCGCGCTCAAGGGCAAGGACGCCGGAGAGACCGACCTCGACGACTGCGAGAAGCAGCCATACGGCCTTCCGACCAAGCCGGCCAAGGGTGAGCGCTCGAAGGCTGACGTCTACGATGAGGGTGGCAAGAAGCCACGCTACGAGAAGGACGCGGATCCGATCGGCGGCGCGAACGAGAAGGACGCCGCCGGCAGCCGCATGAAGAAGTAGTCCTTCCACACCCTCTCGGAGGTCCCGCGTGAGCCTTGCTGCCCTAATCCTGCCTCCGGAACTGATCAAGACTGCCTCTTCGAAGGGGCGGTTTGATCTGTCACGTACCAATCTGCTCGGAGAGGCCGACGCTCCGCCTTCTCCAGAAGAGGAGGCGCGTAAGAGGGCCGAGGCCGCAAAGACACCAGCACCCGCGTCTGCACCGGCTCCGGCACCAGCGGCTCCGGCTGGGCCGACGCAGGCGCCTAAGACAACGTTCGGCCAGCGCGCAATAGGCGCTCTAAAGGGTGGCACCGCTGGCGTGGTCAAGGGTGCTGCAACTGGTGCTCTCGGCGCGACAGGTGGAGCCATTGTGCACGGTGTTGCCGGCGTTGTGAAGGGAGCAATGAACCCAGGGGCGAAGCCTGACGAAGCGAAGCCCGACGCTGGCACCACACCAGCACCAGCCGCGGATCCTGCGAAGCCGAAGCTGCCTGGTCTAGGCTCGGCCCTGGCTGGCGGCCTGCTTCGTGGCGCCGTGGGCGCAAAGCCGAAGCCACTTCCTGGCGCCGCAAAGCCGGGAGAACCAGCAAAGCCGGAAACGCCAGCAACACCTGGTGCGCAACCAGAAACGCCGGGTGCTGACGCCGCAAAGAAGCAAAAGAAGGATGACGCGGCGTCGCTTGAGGAGAAGAAGCCGGCGCCTCCGCGCGCGAGTCGTGGTGATCCAGACTCACACCAGACTGGTGTCGCGGGCCCCGATGGAAAGATGTTCACGATTGCACACGGAGCACACGTCTCGGGCGCGCTTGAGGCGCACCCAGAGCATGACGGTGTTTTCGTAGATCCGGCCACAGGTAAGCACTACGCACCTCCTGGTCACCCGATTCACCAGACCGGTGTCTATGGTATGCAGCAGGTCGGCGGCGGTGGTGGCTACGGTGGAGGTGGCGGCTACGATGACGGCCCAGGCCCCGGCGCCGGTCGCGGTCGCAGTCGTGGCGGCTACGGTGGCGGTGGCGGTGGCGGTGGCGACATGTCCTGGTTCAACCGAGGTGGCACAACCTCGTCCCAGGCAGCGGCCAAGCAGCCTGATATTGCACCGGCAGCGAAGGGCCAGTCCCTCTTTGGTCGGATGCGCCAGGGTGCAGCCGATGCTTGGGACAACCTTACCGCAGCACGCGCAGCACAGTCTGCTCCTGCCCCTGGTCCTGCCCCTGCTCCTGCTCAACCTGCTGCGACACAGACCGCTCAGGCGCCTGCCGCACCTGAGCCGGTTCGCGCGCCAGCGCCCGCAAAGGCTCCGACACCGGCGGCAGCCCCGACACCAGCAGAAACTCCCACGCCTGACCAGGCACCTACACCCGCTGCTCCTGCGGCGGCCAGGACACCTACTCCCGCGCCGTCCGCCGAGACGCGCGTTGCGACCGACTTCGAGAGGACGACAGCGGACAAGAAGCCGCTTGAACTGAAGACGGCTGAGACGAAGGTCGCTGACACGCCAGTGGTGAAGAAGCCGGCACCAGCGGAAACACGTGTCGCAGCGCCAGGCGATGTGGGGAAGGCGCGCGGAGTCATCAAGGCCGCCGATCGTATTGGCGGCGGTTCAACGGCAACAAAGGTCGTTGCGGATCAGGCCAAGCCAGGTCCGTCCCTCTCGCGGGAGACGTCGACGAGCGATGAACTGAAGCGCACTGCTCAATTGGCGAAGGCGGTCTCCTCTGCGAAGCCGGCGTCCAGGACGCTGCCTTTGGTCGCGGCCAGCACCAAGAAGGATGACACGGCTGGTGCGCTGCCTCCCAAGGACGCCAAGGCTGGTGTCGGCGCTGGAACTCTCACGAATAAGGCCGAGGTCGAGGCCGCGAGGAAACTCGCCACGGACCAGGCAAAGGCGCCGAAGGCAAAGCTGCCTTCTCGTGAGCCCGGCAACGCCGACATCAAGGGAATCCTTGATCTGGCCAAGCCGGCCAAGGTGAAGGTCCCAGAAGGGGCGGCTGCTCCCGGCAAGGTCGGCGAACCAACCGAGCCGCACACAATGGCTACTCCTACCGTCGCGAATGCGGTAGGTGCCCCAGAGGCCAAGAAGAGGGACGGCCCGGAGTCCGAGAAGACCACTTCGGAGCCGCTGGCAACCAAGACCGAGCCGGACCGGGCCGAGGAGCCGCAGAAGAAGGAGCCTGGTGGTCTGGCCGCCCGTACTGCCGTCTCCCCAGAGGGCAAGGTCCACAAGCCAGGCTCCGATGATCACCTTCATGACCTCATTTCCCGTGGCAAGGAAGGAAGAACCAAGGGAGAGGGCAAGGCTCTCTTTGACCACCTTCGCTCCCGTGTGGAGACGGAAGACCCAGAG